TATACTGTCATTGAAGTAACGAGCTGAGATATGTCTCTTTCTTTGCCGTTAGCTCCTTCAATCTTTACTGTTAACCTAAAAGAATCAGGAGATACAGCAGTCTGATCAGTAGGATGTAAACCTTTTTCGAGTGGCATATTCTACTCTTACGAATTAATAAGCTTGCGATAGCGTGTGGCAAAGCTATCTATAGCTGATGGATTTATAACCCTTATATAGGTTTTTGCATCGTTGACGTTTACTTCATGCTCGAAGTTAGTTACAGGAAGCATAGAATCAGAGGCATTAAAGTTTAGACGATCCACTACTCTCCCCTGTGAATCTACATAGTGATGGGCCGAATCTTTTTCTTTAGCGACTATATGTTTAAAAGAAGTTCCTACAGCAAAGGCTAAAAAAGATTGGCTGGTAGTAATATTCTCATTAACAAATGTACCGACAACGTTATCGAGAACAAAACTATTTGTAGTGTAGTTTACTTCGGCGAGAGTGCCAGTTGCACCTGATGTAATACCCCGAATAGTTTCGCCTATTACTAACGGGTATTTATATAGGTGGTGCGAGGTTGTTGATACTCCGGCCTTACTCTCTAGGCTAATAGTAGTACGCGGATATGTTTCATCAACAAAGTTATTTAATTCATATGATGATTTAGGCCATTCGTGTAAGCCATTAGTGAGATTATCATTGACTACAAAAAATGTCCAATAATATGCAGGAGTACCATATAGTTCCATTGATACCTGATCAGGTCTAGAACCATCATTTACTTCATAATACAGGTAAGCGTTGGCATTATCCATTTCAGATATATAAGCACGAACATTACGATTAATATCAATAATAATGTTCTTTTCTTCTGAGTCTTCATTAAACTGATATTGGACTAAAGGAAAGCTTTTAAAGAAGTTTAACATTATTATCTTTCCTCTGTGCCGATATCAGACTTAGTAAGAACCTTTGTTTCCTGGAACGTAAGGGATATGTTTACTGATATAGGTGCACCACCATCAAAATGCATGTGGGCATTATCATTAAAGTTAGTCTGTAGGTTAGTTAAATTGCATTCATATATCTTAGGATAGTACGGATTCTCTCTTCCGTCTTGTGTATAGAACTTAATAGAGAATGTAGAAGGATATGTAAGAAGATAAGAACCTGCTCCTTGTTCTGGATACATCTCGCCGCGAAAGAACTCCTGGATCTTACGAATCTCATGTGACTCACTCGGATCTTCTGCTACAAGAGAGAAGTTAAAGTTAAATGACCTGATAGTCATATTCTGAAATGCTACAACAGTATTTGGGTTAGTAGCAACGCCTTTAGACATACCATACATATCAGAAAGGTTCTCAACACCAGGTACTAAATTACCTAGTCCAGAATCTTTTGCTATTTTTAAACTCATCATTGAGCGAAGATCAGCATCTGATCCTTTACCATTAATCTGTGAGTTAGCTTCTCTTGCTATCTCTACACCAGACTTACTTGGATCTTGAATCGCCTCCATAAGCTTATTGCCAATTGGGCCCATATCCATAGTACCATAGCCAGCACCATCTGAAAACGAAACACCAGGTGGGTGATAGAGTGTTACATGGCCTTGTGGTTCACCGGATCCGCCATACTTATAGCGGTTAGCTGTTATCCTCATAAAAGGCACATTGGCACCGGCCAATTGAGCTGGATATATGTATTCGCGAGCCATATCGTGACCTTATAAATAAATTGAATGTACTTAATCTATTTATGGTGTTTATGTCAAAGACTTATAAGGGCAAATACAAAATAAAGAAACCCCAGAAGTATTTGGGCGATCCATCAAAGGTTACCTATCGCTCTCTCTGGGAAAGACAAGCTTTTCGCTGGTGTGAGGACCAAGATGCAGTTATTGGTTGGTCATCTGAAGAAGTAGTAGTACCCTATGTCTGTAAGACTGATAATAGACCACATAGATACTTTATTGATTTAAAAGTAAAATTTGCAGATGGTCGAACAGTCCTTGTAGAGATTAAACCTAAATCCCAATGCTCACCACCTAAGAAGCCTGCACGTCAAACTAAGAAGTATATCTCTGAGGTCATGACCTTTATTAAGAATGAATCTAAGTGGAAGGCTGCTACTAAGTATGCCAAAGACCGTGGATATCACTTTGAGATATGGACTGAAGATACCTTAAAGTCTTTGGGAATAAGACTCCTGACTGGATAGTATCTAATCCCCTCCAGAGAAGACTCTCTTATTATATCATATATTCATAGGAATGTAAACAAAATAGCATAAATAGTATTATGGCAGATTCTCTATTCGACAAGTATCAAGCACAAGCATTTAAGGCTGGGATAACACCTCGCACGGATTCTTCTCGTGCATGGTTCCAGGATAAGCTTAAAACAATATCAAGCTTAAGCAGGCGTGGACTATTAAAAGATCCTAATCTGGTTGAGCGTAATCGATTGCGTTCTGGCTCCATGTACATGTACTTCTACGATCCTAAGCATCGTGAAACATTACCTTACTATGATGCTTTCCCCTTGGTCGTTATGGTAGAAGCAGTAAAAGGTGGATTCTATGGTCTAAACCTCCATTACCTTCCGCCACCGCTTCGTGCTAAGATGCTTGATGCTCTAATGGATATAACAAATAATAAAAGATACGACGAATCGACTAAGTTTAAATTAAACTATAATCTTCTTAAAAGTGTATCTAAATTAAAATGGTTTGCTCCGTGTTTTAAAAGATATCTATATAAGCATGTCGAAGGATCAGCAGCTATGGTACAAGCCACTGAATGGGAAATAGCAGTGTTCTTACCAACAGAGCAATTTAGAAAATCAGGTAAGAGAACAGTCTGGAAAGACTCAAGGCAGAAGGTATAAACAATGATTTTTGATTCCCCAGTACAAGATTTAGCTTCAAGGATATCAGAACGTGGCGGATTAGCCCGTCCTAATTTGTTTGCTGTTACATTTAATGGACCTGCATCTATTAACCCCGATATGTTCCTTGTTAACGCTATATGCGAGTCTGCATCATTACCAGGTCGTGCTATATCTACTAACGAGCATACAACTACTAAGCATGCTACTAAAACCCCATATACCTTTATAAACGACGATATAACGCTTACCTTCTTAGTAACAAATGATTTCTACATTAAGAATTTATTTGAGAAGTGGATGAAGCACGTTATAAACGATGAAGATGGTAAGATCTATTATAAGTCCCAGTATGCATCTGATATGACTATAACTATACTATCACTCGACGGTAAAATGGTTCATAAGGTACAACTAGAGAAAGCATTCCCTATTGCATTTAGTGCTATGGAATTATCTAACACATCAGAAAGCCAGGTGATGCGGTTTACTGTTACAATGACATATGATAACTTTAAGAGTAACACTACATACTTTACTCTTGCATCTTCTCTAGCAGAGTTTAAAAACGCATTGTCTTTCCCTAATCCTCTTATGCCTTCGCTTCCATTCTCACCGTTTGGAGACCTAGGCGATCAAGCCGAAACACTTTTAGCAGGTTTAAAATCAGAATTAGCTGGCGAGATGACAACGGTACTTAATTCATTGACTAGCCAAATCCGGGATAAGATACTCGGTAACGCTGCATCTATAACAACACCATATGAAGGATCTTTGGGATCTGTTATTTCACAGATATCAGGGAAGGTTACAAACATATTCGGGGCTGGCCTAGGAGGAACTGTTAATGAAGCAGCTACTCAAGCCTCACAAGCTGTTCTTTCACGAACATCTTCGGCTGTTAAAGGTTTATCTGGTTAACGTGTAAGTTATATAATTATTGGAGAATATTATGGCATTACCTAAGCTGGTATCAGCTAAGTATAGTTTAGAAATACCGAGTACAAAAGAGTTGATAGAGTATCGACCATACTTGGTTAAAGAAGAAAAGATTCTAATGATGGCATTTGAGACGAAGGATCAGTCTCAGATGATATCAGCATTAAGAGATACAATTGCAGGATGTACAGAAGGTAAAGTAAAGGTTGATAACCTTACTATCTTTGATCTGGAGTACATTTTCCTTAAGCTTCGTTCTAAGTCAGTAGGTGAAACATCTACGCTAGGAATTAAATGCTCGGAGTGCTCTAAGACAAGTCAGGTAGAAGTTAATTTAAACGAGGTTGAGGTATTAGGCGAGGTTAAGTCCTCAGCCCAGATCGCTCTAACAGATACGGTAGGTATAGTAGTTAAGTACCCAACCGTTAAAGGTCTGTATAGACAGCTTCAGAAGAATGATGATACAGATTCAGCAATGTCAGCTGTTATCTCTTCTATTGAATCTATCTACGATGCCGAGAACGTATATCCGGCAGAGAACGAGACAGAAGAATCCTTACTTGAGTTTGTTGATTCTCTTACATCGGATCAGTTTAAAAAGCTTACATCATTCTTTGATGATATGCCTAAGCTTAAGCATAAAGTATCTTTTAAATGTCAAAGTTGTAAGATACCCAATGATATTGATATTGAAGGCCTACAGAATTTTTTCTAGTAAGTCTTTCTCATGAATCATTGGAAAATCATTATAAAACTAATTTCGCCTTAATGCAGCACCACAAGTACTCGTTAACGGAATTAGATAATATGCTTCCTTGGGAAAGGGAGATCTATATTATGATGTTACAGCAGTATATTGAAGATGAAAACCAAAGGATTAAGAATCAAAATCGTAGCTGATGAGAGAGACGTAAATGGCTGATTTAATAGGTGATCAACTAGAAGAGCTTAAGAAGGCTTTAGCAGAAAATACTAAGGCCCAGCAAGAGCTGGAAGAATCTCGTTCCAAAGAGACCTCATCTGGTAAAAGAGGTGTAATGACCAAAGAGATTATGGGGCTAATCTCTAAATCTTCAGGCCTTACGTCAGAAATTGGTGCTCTTCAAAGTAGGTTAACCAATCTTACGGGTCTTCCTAAGATTATGGAAACTATGGCAGCCGAAACAAAAGAGCTTAAAAGATCAAATGAAACAGATGCTGTTGGTAAAAAGTTAGAAAAGCTTAACTCTCTCATGAGCTCTACATCTAACTCCCAAGAGCTCAACAACCTATTTAAAGAAACATTAGCTAAGCTTGAAGATCCATCACTATCAGATGAAGAAAAAGAACTTCTTAATAAACAAGTAGATGAAATTAAGAAAGGTGCAGAAAGCGAAGAGAATCGCCGCGAAGCAGCTAAACTTGCTGCAGAGAACAACTCTCGCCTATTCCAGATGGCTGAAGGCATTGAAGGAATGGGGAACAAGTTTGATAAGTTCACTGATAACTTTAAAAAGGGAGCAGGTTTAATTGGTGCTCTCGGTGCTATTGGCATGCTTCTCTTTTCTCCAGAAACCTTATATAAGATAGTCGATTCTGTTATTAACTTCTTTGATGATATGTACAAGACCATCCAAGCTATTGTTGGTGGTGATTGGGGAACAGCAAAAGATCTTGTAATGAATAACCTTAAAGGTATAGGTATTGCCGTAGCAGGCTTCTTTGCTATATTCGGCGGTACTATTATGAGAGGTATAGGATCTGTTCTTAAAATGGCTCGTACCTTTGGTCAAACCGTAGGCAAGCTCGGCAAAGTCTTTGGTAAGATCTTTCTACCCTTTACAATTGCTATGGGTGCATTTGCCGCTATAACAGGTTTTATAGAAGGGTTTAAAGAAGGCGGCATACTCGAAGGCTTAAAGCAAGGTATTATTAGTCTATTCGATACGCTAGTTGCTGCTCCTCTCGACCTCTTAAAAGATGGTGTAGCCTGGGTATTAGGTAAGATGGGATTCGAGAATGCTGCAGATGCACTAGAGTCATTCTCCTTCTCTGATCTCTTTACATCAATGATAGAAAAGCTATTCTCTACAGTATCGTCGATATTTGATTGGATAGGTAGTATCTTTAATGTAGACATTGGTGGTATGCTTACATCGATGTTAGAAGGACTAGGCTTCGCAGCAGGCTTTATAGCAGACATTATCTTTGCCCCGATAGATGCAGCTATAAACTGGGTTATGGGTATGTTTGGCTTCGAGACACCTGAAGAAGGCTTCTCGCTTAAGTCAATGATAATGGATGGTATCGAAAAGGTTAAAGACCTTTTTACCTCAATGCTAGACTTTATACCATCGTTCTCCGATATTAAAGAAGGCCTACTTGGCATGATGCCTTCTTGGATGAAGAAGTTCATATCTGACGATGAGCCAGAAGAAGCTGAGGTGCAGGAACCTCCGGGTTTAAAAAGATCCCGAGCTCGCCGTTCAGAAGCCATGGAAGATAGGGAAAGTATTGACTCAGAAAGTGCTCTAGAAACAAGACAAAGTATTGAGGCAGAGACACCTGGAACAGTATTAGAAACAAGACCAGCTACAGAAAGATCTCAAAGAATGATTCGAGGTAATGACGATGAATCGGTTTCTCGTATCTCACAAAGCACCGAATCTACCCCTCTAGCACCTCGTATAGAGCCCACTACGACACCTGGAGCAGTACTCTCATCTACTAACGACATGATGGATAAGAAAGCGGAGGCAGCTTCACAGACTAATATGACTATCATTCAAGCTACTGGCGGTGGTGGTGGCAAATCAGGCGGGAACGTTAACTCAGCTACAGCTATAACCAATAACATCTCA